TCTTCTATAAATGGTCTATTTTTTGGTAGTTTAATATCAAAAGGATTATTTTCTATATTTTCTATATTTTCTAAAATATTATATCTTTTTGGTTGTTCAAATTGTGATGGTACTATCATAGGTTCTTTTTTTATTGGTTCAGTTTCTACAATTGGTATTTTTACAATGTTCTCTTCATCAATAGTATGTTTAGGGATATCTTGAATAGTTAATTGTTTAATTGGTTCTTGAAAAGGTGTTGGATATTGATGTTGAAAAGGTGGTATATTGTATTGTATAGGTTGCATTACAGAAGGCATTATTATAGGTTGTTGTATTGTTGAAACACCTTCTTTTTCATATCTTTTTCTTTGTCTTCTTTGTCTTTTCCTACGTCTTTTTGATATTTCTTCTCCTATTTTTACAATAACTTTTTGACTTACTAAAGGTTGAGTTTTAGATTTTTTAGATTTAGGCATTATATAATATTATCTAATATTTATTTTTTAATCTTCAAATATTAATTCATCCCAATTATAATATATTTTTTTATGTTTTAATGAGCATAAAATATTATCATGTGTATTTTTCATTAATTTCATCATATTTTCGAAATGATGTTTTTTATATGGAAACATTTCATTGAAAAATTTCTCATTCATACTTTTATTAGTATTAAATAATACTGCATTATTAGAGATTTCTCTTATAATTTTTGGTATTTGATAATAATTCTGACATAATACAAATATAGATAATTTTAAATGACGATTTTTTAAAAACATTTGTTGAAGTATCAATGCTTCTTGTTTATTTTTTAATAAATTACCAAAATCATCTATTATTAAAAGTGTATTATATCCATCTAATGAATTTTCAGATACTTTTTCATATATTTCTTCAAGAATATCTTTATTATATTCATTATATACATATTCTGGTTCTATTTGATTAAAAACATTATTTTTGTCTCCAATACTATTTAATGAATTTTCAGGAATTATTAAAAAAATATCATGGAAACATTTTTTAAAAATATTTTTTATTAAACCCATTACATATGACGTTTTACCTGATCCACATCCTCCTGCTATTATTGTTGTAGATGCTGTTGAAAAACAATATTTTATTGATTCATATTTTAAAAGTTTGTCATCTATTGGTTCATCACAATTCATTTTTATATTAAATTTTATATTTGGTTTTTCCAAAGATTTAACTTGCATTATATTATATTATTATATAATATATTATTATAATGACTGAACTTATAAAACCTAAAAAAATAAGTTTATATAAGGCTTTAGATATTGGTTATCTTAGAAATGAACAAAAACAACAAAAACGTTTAAAAAAATTTGGTTATCGATTAGATAAAGAGCTTACAAATAAAGAACATCTTGTAGCATATAATCCAATCAATAATAAATTATTATATATATCAAATGGTTCAGAGACAAATCCTTTAAATACTGTTCAATTTGTTAAAGATTGGACACATAATTTAATACATATTCCAACTGGTACATATGGTTCAAGTGATAGATTATTATCTGAAAAAAGAACTTTAACAAAAGCCAAAGATAAATATAAAACAGCACAAGTAGTCCTTGTAGGTCATTCTCAATCAGGTCAAATTATTAATAGATTAACTGGTAAAAATGATAAAGGTTATACTCTTGATCCTGCTTATATTGGAACTTTTAACAATAAAAATGTTCAAAATTATCGTGTAAAAGGGGATTTAGTATCGAGTCTTGCTTCTGATGTTAAAACTTTATCAAATCCATCTCATTTAGGAAAAGGAATTATACCTGCTATTGAAGCACACGACATAGAAAATATTAAAAATCAACCTATTTTTGTATAAATTATTTAAATTTTAGTTATTTATTTTATTATTTTTAATTATAATAAAATAATATTATGTCTTATATATATTATCGGGTGTATGCTACATTTTATAAGTAATATTAATTAGTAGTATTTATTTATAAAAATCAAAAAAATGATTTTTTGAAATGTTTTTTAGATTTTGATTTTTTGAATGACTTTTTATTTTATGTATTTATTTATTTATTTATTGAATACTTATTGATAAAATAATAAAATAATAATATATAAAAATATAAAAAATCATAAAAATCATAAAGTCAAGTAAAAATAGTATATATATAAAAATAAAAAAAAATAATAAAATATAAAATTAAAAAATCGTATATATAAATTGAAACAAAAACTAATGACTTTATGATTTTTAGATTTTTTAGATAAAAAAACTAAAATATATATCAATAATAAATACACAAAATATATATAATATACAATAATATTGAATATAACAAAAAAGGCAAAAATCAAAAAAATAAAAGTCAAAAATTATAAAAAAGCAGTTTTTAAAAATCAAAAATGTTTTTAATCAATTTTTTAGAAAATTAATAAAAAATTAATATAAAAATAATCTCATATATATATATAATACAAATGGCAGAAGTAAATAAAACTGAAAATATAAATATAGTTATAATATATAAATCTTATGGTGAAGCACAAAAACGTGCTATAAAGAATTATGTTCAAAAAAATAGAGAAAAACAGAATGAATATCAAAGAAATAGATATTTAAAATTAAAGGAAAATCCTGAATTTATGCAAAAACATAGAGAATCATCCAAAAGAACATATCATAAAAAGAAAAATCAAAATATTGAAGAAGAACTCAATATAAAAGATAAAGATATATAAAAAGAAGAATTCTAAAAATATTCTAAAAATAAAAACTTCTAAAATATTAAGAAAAATCTAAAATTCTATTTTTAAAAATTAATTAACTAATTTTTAAAAATTAAATAAATTAAAATGACTTAAAAAAAAATGTTATATATATATATATAAACAAATGACAGACTTAAAAATAATTGATTTTTGCGAAAAAGAAGGCTTATTGTATAATCCTATCATATATTATAATGATGAAAATGATGAGAAACAACCAAATAAACGTTGTATTTTTGAAAATAATTCTTATTCAATTGACAAATTAAATGAAATTAAATTAGATAGACAAAATATACAAAATTCTATTAAAAGTAAAATTCAAAATAAACAATTATCAAAATTAGTCAAAGGTAAAACTGTTAATGAAAAATCTAAAAAATTATCATCAAATGAATTAAAATCAATAAAAGAATGTTATTCTATATATTTAAAACATCATCCTGAATATTATGTAATAGATATTGATGAACATTCAATAAATTCTATTAATGATTTTATAGTTGAATATGAATCAAAGATAGATACTAATATAATTGATATCTTTAAAAAATTACCTTGGACACGAGGAAATAATAAGGGAATTCATATATATATAAAATTAAAAAATGTTCCTAAATATAAAAATCAACAAAAAGTATTTAATGGTTTTGATGGTGATTTATTAAAAGTTAATAATTGTTGGGAAACAGGATGGAATGAACAATCAAAAATTATCTATAAAGGTAATTATGAACCATATGAACCAATTGATTTTGAAATAATAAAACCAATAATTGATATTAATAAATTAAATATTCAAACAAATGAACCTAAAAAAGAACTCATTAAAAATACTAAAAAAATCATTGATGATTTTAATAATAATGAAATTAATAATAGATATGATATAACAGTATTTAATGAATTGTATGATATATATCGTAAAGATGAAGAAAAAATGAATACAATTTATTTTATAGAAAAATGTTTTGAATATGATTATTTTTCATATATTGATTTTTCATCATATGATGAATGGATTAGATTAGGATTTATTATTAAAGAAGAATTTGGAAAAAATGGATTGAAGATTTTTAATGAAATATCTAAACAAATACCAAAATATGAAGGTTTCAATAATGTAGAAAAACATTATAATGATTGTTTAAATGGTACAAGTACTAATCCTCTTTCTATTGGTTCATTAAAACATACTATAAAATGTAATTCTGATCCAAAACAATATTATGAAATTCAAGATGATTTAAAATTTAATTCAATTGTAAAAACATATAATATAAATGAAAATAGAATAATAAAAAATAAATTAGATAAATTATATAAAGATTTAGATGATAATCAAACAGAATGTAAAATAGCAGAATTTTTTACAATATTATTTGGTAATGTATTTAAATCTACTAAAAAAGATGACAAAGGACATATACTACTAAAATTTACTTTTACTGATAAAGGTATATGGGATAATTATAAAAATTTATACCAAAGTAATACAATAAAAGGATATTTATATAAAAATCTAAATGAAATAATAAAAAATAAATATTGTAAAGAAATATATTATTTAGAACAACAAATAAAAGATTTAGAAAGTAATAATGATATAACAGCAGAAGAAAAATTGATTAGTGAATCAAAATATAAATTTGAACTTGAGAAAAAAACAAAAGCCAAAAATAAAATAATAGATTTATTAGAAACAAAAAGTCGTTTAGATAATATTCAAGCAACAATAATAGATAATATATATGAACCAAATTTGGAAGATAAATTAAATTCAAAACAATTATATTTACCAATGAAAAATGGGAAAAAAATAAATGGAAATAATATTAAAGAAATAACATGGTTAGAAAAAGAAGATAATTTTTCATTTTGTTGTGATGCTGAATATATTGATTTAAATGAAAATATGCAAGAATATAAAGATGTTCATGAATATTTTTTATCATTAATGCAAGGTCATAAAAATTTAACTCAATTATTAGTTGATATTATCAAAACAACATTATGTGGTGTAAAATTGAAAAAAATTATATGTTTTATTGGAGCACATGGTAGTAATGGTAAAAGTATGTTATTAGAATTATTAAAAACAATATTTAAAGATTTTATTGGAAATATATCAAAAAATATATTATTTAATGGTATTGAAAAAAATTCTGGACCACAACCAGATGTAATAACATTAAAAAGACAAAGATTATCATATTCTTCGGAACTATCATCTGAACAAAAGTTGCATACTGATTTAAAAACATTATCAGGTGCTGATCCAATACAAGCGAGAGATTTATGGGATAAACCAGAAACATTCATGGTTCCAAGTAATATATTTTTAATTTCTAATGAAATGCCAACAATAGATGTAAATGATACAGCATTAATTAATAGATTAGTAATATTTCCATTTAATAATATTTTTACAAATGATCAAACATATAAAAATAAAATATTTGCATCAAAAGATGCTATATTTTCATATATATTAAAATATGGTAATATCTTATATAATGTTGACGAAAATGAAGATTTAATGAAAGATTTCAAAAATGAAATTATAGAAGATAATACCAAATTCGAACCTATTGATATATTTATTAAACAATATTGTCAAAATATAAAATTTCATCCATTAAAAATAGAAAATAATGAACAATATAATACTTTTCATAAAACATTATTAAAAAATTATACTGATAATAATTATTATAAAGATCAAATATATAAAGATTATGATTTACCATTAGAATTTCCAGAAGAAAATTTATTTGGATTATATGTTGATTACTTAATAAATGAGAAAAATTTTAATATAAAAGATAAAGAAACATTTACAAAAAATATATTATCAAAATATAGAAAAAAGTTAAGAGGTTTAGGATTTATTGATAGAAGAAGTAATAATAAATATTATTATAATAATCTTATTTGTTCATATCCTTTACCAACTCAACAATATTTATATGAATATGAAAATAAATAATCAAAAAATAAAAATATAATATATATAATAATGAAATGTTTAGAATGTGATAGAGTATCTAAAACTTTAAATATAAATATAAAATGTGATTGTTGGACAGATACTGATCCATACAAAGAAGCACAATTTAAGAGATGGATACAAAAACAAATGGATTTTCTTATTGATTTAGAGAATAGAGATGAAATTACATTAATAAAACCATATAAAAAATCTAAAAATAAAAAATAAAATGAAAATTAATAAAGATTTTAATTAAATAAAAATATATATTATATATTATATAATATAATGGATAATTTAGATGAAAATGAAAATGAAGATACTCAAATATTAAGACCAAAAACAAAAAGAACAAATAATATTAGCGATGAAACACGACAACAACGTTCTGAACATATGAAGAAAATATCACAAGAACGTATAGAAAAAGCACGTATAGAGAATGAAATAAAACTAACATTAGAAGCGACTAAACTAAGAGATAAATTGGAAAAAATTGAAAATAAAAAGAATAAAGTTGAAGAATTAAAAGATAAAAAATCTAATCAAAAAATAAATAATAATGATAAAGAAATTAATAAACCTATTGATAAAATATCAAAAAATAAACCAAAAAAAGATGATAGAAATAAAAAATATATTTTACAATATAGTAGTGATTCAGATTCTAATGATTATGAAGATAGATCAACAACAGATGAAGAAACAGAATCTGAACAAGAAATTATATATATTGCTAAAAAAACAAATAATAAAAATAAGATTACTAAACCAAAGAAAAATAAAAAACCTGAACCAATTATTGAACAACCTAAACCAATTATACAACAACAACAACAAGCACCAAAACCAATTATAAAATTTATATAAGAAAATATAAAAATATTTATAATAAATATATATGCCATATTCAATTGTTAAGAAAAACAATAAATATTTTGTTACTGATAATTCAGGTGTTTTTTTACAAAATAAAAAGGGATTTAAAACAAAAAAACAAGCGAGAGCACAAGAAATAGCAGTAATTTTAAAAGAATCTAAAAAACAACATAAACCAGTATCATTTTATTTTAAATAATTTACAATTATTTTATAAAAAATATATTTGATAATATATATAATGAACGCTTGGATAGCACATGTAAAAAGTTATGCTAAGAAAAATAAAATGTCATATAAAGATGCTTTAAAAAATCCTGCTTGTAAATCTTCATATAAAAAATAAAATTTTATATAAAAAATACATAATAATTATATTATTATATATTATATAATGCCTATTTATGATTTATATTTATCAACATTAATAACAGATCCAACTTTTAATAAAATAATACCAATTAATAAAACCAATTTAGCATCCGTGACGTGGAATATTGATTTTGATAATTTATTTAGAAATAATCAAAACAAATATAAAAATTGTAGATTAAGATTTCGATTAAACTCAGTATCATGGGCTGCTGGTGTGAATGATTGGGAAAATTTTAGTGGATATTTATCTTGTAATTTATTATCTAATTATTCTGCACCTTATGTAAATGGAACATTGATTGGGGTATTATTCCCTCAAAATATTTTAACTGGTGGTAGTACTTATCATTGTTATCATATAACTACTATGGATAATACAACTGGATGCGAACTTAATATACCTTATGGAAACCAAAATCTAACAATACAATTTTATAATGATGATACATTAACTTTAATGTCAAATATACCTGAATATGCTATACAATTATCTTTTGAATTATATAATGAAATTTAAAAAAATTAACTAAAAAATTATATAAATATATAATATAAATGTTAAAATTAAAACAAAATTTAAAACAAAAAAAGATGGAAAAAGTGATAAATAAATTATTTGATGGTGTTGATGATGAAATTTTAAAGGCTTGTTTATTAGTACAATATTGTGGATATAATAAAGAATATTTAGATGATATATTAGAACAAGAAAAGGAACAACAAGATATATATAAGAAATTTATTGAACAAGTTGATGAACAAGAAAATATAAATGTAATAGAAAATGTAAAAATAGAGAATATAGAAATAAATGAAAAATTAGAATCTTAGAAATATTAAGAAAATAATCTATATTTAATATAAGAATGAATGATAATAATAATTTTATAAAAGATAGTTTATCAATCCATTTAAATACAGAAAATAATTCTGGTATTTTATTAAATGGTCAAAATAAATCAAGTATATATTATAATTTAAAGAATTATTTAAATTTTGAAAATGATGATAGTATAGAATATGTTTCATTAGAACTACCATATTTTCAAACTGTTAATAGTAATTATAATGTAAATGAATATAATAATAAAGTATATTATTGTTATGAAGGAACAAATTATGAAAATGAAATACAAGTTGGAAATTATACAATAAATACTTTTTTAGATGAATTAAGAGCAATTATATTTCCTTTAGCAAAATTTATAATAACATATGATAAAACTATTAACAAAATACAAATATATTATACAGGTTCTAATTTAATAGATCAATGGGGATTTTTAACAGGTACTAATTCAATATATTCATTAGTTGGATTAAATCAAAATCAAAATTTATTAACAACTGGAAATAATTATTTAAATTTACCAAATTGTTATAATTTTTTACCAACTCCAAGATTTATATTACATTGTAGTATATTAAATAATGGTTTTTTATTAAAGAATAATTCACAAATTGGTGCATGTGATATTTTAGCATCTATACCAAATAATACAAATTTGAATAGTATGATTACTTTTCAAGGATTAGGAACAGAATTTATATTAAAAAATCTATCCAATATATCAGATATTACAATTAATATTACAGATGATCAAAATAATTTAATTAATTTTAATGGAATTTCAACATATTTTGTTCTAAAATTTAATATTTATAGAAAATATTTAAGAAAAACTTTAAATTTTTCAAAAATACTTTTAGAAGCAAATAAAAATATAATTAATGAAGAATAAAACAAATAATATATATTTTCTAAAAAATTTTTATATTATATTATAATATATAAATGTCAACTGTTGGTTTTCCAAGTGAATTAAAAAACGAAATTGATATGTCTTTACCAGAAGGAATAAATTCTTATTCTGTCCGTGTTGTCCCATCTAATGTATCTCAAGTTGTATCTTCTACACAAACTTTAACTGCTTCTTCATCTCTAAATTTAAATGGTACTTCAACTAATATAATATTTGATATTCCTACTGGTGCACCAGGCACTCATATTGATCACAGATTTACTACAATAAGTTTTAGATCTAATTATGAAATTGTAAATACTCCAAATGCTGCTGTTATATCTCAATTTTGGTTAAGATCTGGTGCACATGCACATTTTGATAGAGCCACTTTATATAATCAATCTGGTGGTATAGTTGATGATATTACAAATTTTGGTTTAGTTAATGACACTATGATACAACTCCAATATAATGTTCAAGATCGTGATTGTATGAGTCAAATGTATGGTTTCTCTTATGAGAGAGGAACAACAGTATCAGGTACTGATACTTCTGCTTTGAATAATAATCAAGGACATAAAGTAGCACCACTTATAGCAACATTAGGAGCATCATCATCTAATTACTATTCATATTGTTTTCCATTAATGAATTCATTGATTGGACAAAATGCTTCGAAATTTTTTAATATAGGTAAAACTGGTAAATTACAATATGTTTTACAATCTGCTGCTATTTTACCATTAACTATCGTTACAGGAACTGCTACTACCGCTGCAACTTTTAGATGTACTTTGGATAATATTCAACTCAATTTAGAATATATTGATTTAGGCGAGAGTGTTAAATTATTAAATAGACCAAGATTACAATATTATAATGGAACTACTTTTAGAGTTTCATCTAATACTATACCTGCATCTACCTCTGGTAATATTAGTTTATTGACTGGTATCAAAGGTAATAGCATTAGAGGTTTATTTTCAAGATTTACTGAAAGTTCTACTGTTAGTACTGCTGGTTGTCTTAATTTCTTATATGATTCAAAATGTCCTTCTGCTACTTCTATTTCTTGGAATATCAATGGAATGCTATATCCGCCTAATCCTGTAGATTTGATACATCAACCTGCTAATTGTTTAGCATTTACTCAACAAGCTAATTCCAATTTTAATAATTATGAATTCAAATCAGGATTAGTTCCAAATAAATATTTTATTAGATTGGCAACTGGTGGAACATTTCCAACTGATGCTGATTATGTTTTTACTGATGCAGGTACTGCTACTTGTGCAGATGGTTTAGCAAACTTTTTATGGGGTATTAATTTAGAAAAAGTATCACGAGCTGGTATCATGGATGGATTATCTATATTATCTGGAAATGTTTTCTTACAAATGGTTTGGGCTTGTAATAATTCTAATGCAGTCACTGCATATTTTATTAGTAAGCAAGATATTGTTTATGTCCTTGATAGTGAAACAGGAGAATTAACTTCAAGAACTTAAATCAATATAAAATCTATATAATTAATTTTTATTAAATATTTTTTAATAAAAACATTTTTTGTTAAATAACGTCATTAATTTTTGATATATTGTAATTGTTCCATAATAGAATTACCCATATTTTCAGCATTTTTTTGTAAATCTATTAAAGAAGGTGCATTTTTAAATTTATCGGTTATATATATATGTCTTAAAAGTGTAGTACTTGTATTATCACCAAAAATACTATTCAATTTTTGACCAAGTCGAACATTACTTAATTGATTACCTTGATTATCAGTTAATAAATAATCATATGGATTTAATTTTATAAATTTATTTAATATTATTTTTAGATTTTTTGGTATTTCAACTTCTTGTTTATTATAAAATCTACTTGTTTTATATGTATTAAATACAAATTTATTTTTATCAATATAGTTATCAGTCTTTTTATCAATATTATTTATTTTCATTGCTATCCAGTCAAGTGATCTACGGGGTGGTATAAATAATCCAGAAGTTAAACATAAAATTATAAAATTTACTAATAGACCAAATTCTTTTGGTTCTAATTTATATTTACTATTAAATAGAGGTTTTACTTTTTCATAAAATTTATTATATATTTCTTGAATATCTTGTGTTGATTTCCAATTCTCTTCTTGACTTTTACTTTTTTTTTGTGATAAAACCATATTATGATATTTTTTACCATCCTCCATTAATTGTTCTTTATATTTATCATTCTTTGATGATATAGCTATTAAAGAAGCATATATAGTTTTTCTTGTTGAAGATGGTTTATCTTTTAATAAATCAATAATTTCATCTTGATTTTCAAACCATTCACAGTTTATTGGTTTATCTTTATTATGATGTTTATAAAAAAATGATTTTAACAAAGATTTATATGTTTTTATTGATGATTCTGAAATATTAGGCCTATTTTTCTTTAAATTATCAACAATATTATCTGACATTTATATATAATATTAATAAATATATTTATTTAAATTTTTAATATAAATATGTGTTTAATTAATAAAAATTTTTATCTAACATTATAATAAAATGGAATTTTCCGGAATTCAAGAAAATAAAAATTATAAATATATAATTTATGAAATTAAATGTAAAGATCAAAATATTAAAGAAAATTATATAGGTTCAACATTAGATTTTTTAAAAAGAAAATCAGTGCATAAATGTAAATGTAAAAATGACACTTATCAAAATAGTTTATATTCATTTATTAGAGAAAATGGAGGATGGGATAATTTTACAATGTACCCTATTGAAATATATTATTGTAATGAAAAAATAGAAGCACTTATAAGAGAAAAATATTGGATAAATAATATCAATTCAACACTAAATACATTAAATAGTGATATCAATATACCATGTAATACAAGATATTATAAAAATAAAGATAATATTTTAAATAAACAAAAAGAATATTATTTATTAAATAGAGATAAGATTTTAGAAAGATGTAAAAAAACATATAAATATAAAAAATTAAAAGAAGAAGATAATATAAATATAGATAATATTATTTTAGAAACTGTGTGATTTTTGTTTTTTGATTTATTTGTTTCTTAGATTTTTTAGAAGGTGTTATTATATTATCATTATCAATTTTATTTTTAGAAGTATAATCTTTTGATTGAAATAATTTATATTTAGTTTTATTCAATAATTCTTTATTTATTTTATGTTTAATATCACCAATAGTATTTGATATTAAATGAAATTTATCATCATTACTATATACAATTTGTATTGATGGTTTTTTTTGAGTTTTAGAAATATTCATTTTTTTTGTTAATGGTGGTTTTAAAATATCTTTACCTTTTTTATTTATAAACAATAAATCTTTTGGTACCTCTAAAATTGGATTATTCCACATATATTTATTTTTATATGTTTCATTAATATTCATATAATATAGACTTATAAAAAAATATATATAAAATATATAATATGATTATAAAAATAGTTGAATCACCAAGAGAAAATAAAAGATTTCGAGCATATATGAATGATAATAAATATATAGATTTTGGTCTAAAAAATGGTAGTACTTACATAGATCATCATGATAAAACAAAAAGAGATAATTATCTCAAAAGACATATGGC